CACCCCCGGCACCACGCCTGGCACCTCGCTCGTTCTGTTGCAGGCGCAGCAGAAGCTCAACGAGGCCGCTGCGGGCATGGCGCCGCGCTACGCGACCGTCAACCCTGCCGCCAACGCCGCGTTGGTCGAGGGCATGAAGGGTCTTTTCAACCCAGTTGACTCCATCAGCCGTCAGTTTAAGAACGGCATGATGGGCGAAGGCATCTTGGGCTACGACGAGATCAACATGTCTCAGTCGATCAAGCAGCACACCAACGGTTCGGCCTTGCGTTCGGATACTCCGATTGTCAAGACCACGCTGACCGAAGGCGCCAACACGCTGACGTTCGATAACGTGACCGACGGCAACACCCTCGTCCCTGGCGACGTGTTCACGATTGCTGGCGTGTATGCGGTCAACCCGCAGACCCGCGAGTCAACCGGCGCGTTGCAGCAGTTCGTGGTGCAGAACACCGTCACCTCGGCTTCGACCGAGTTTGCGGATGTGGAGTTTGCGCCAGCGGTCTACGGCCCGACTCACGCTCTCGCCACCGTCAGCAAGCTGCCGGAAGCCAGCGACGTCGTAACCTTCTTGGGTGCGGCTAGCGGCCAGTACGCGCAGAACTTGGTGTACCACAAGGACGCGATCACGTTTGCCACCGCCGACCTCCTGCTCCCGCAGGGCGTTGACATGGCGAGCCGTCAGGTCCACAACGGCATCTCTATGCGCGTTGTCCGTCAGTACGACATCAACAACGACCGTATGCCTTGCCGTATTGACGTACTGTACGGGTATGGGGTCATTCGTCCGCAGATGGCCGTGCGCCTCTGGGGCTAATGTTTAACCTTATTCACGGAGTATTGAAAAATGGCAATTTCTAATGGTACTGGTGGCTATCAGATCAGCGCTGGCAATGTTGGCGAGCCGGTCATGTTTGCCCAAGGCGCCCCTGTGGCGCTTACGGCAGGCGCAACGGCTACGCCAGCGCAGCTTGCAGGCGGTCTTTTCACCTTCAACGGCACGGCAGGCAATCTGACCCTTCCGACCGTTGCGGATTGGGAAGCTGCTTATTCGTCCACTGCAAAAGTTGACGCAGCGTTCGACTTCTTCGTCATCAACATTGATGCGTCGGGTTCGGATGCGATCACGGTTGCTGCGGGCACGGGCTGGACGCTTGTAGGCGCAGGCGCTGTAGCGGCGGCCACGTCAGGTCACTTCCGTTGCCGTAAGACCGGCGACGGTGCGTGGACTGTCTACCGCATCTCGTAATAGCAAACGCCCCCTACGGGTGATACCGTAGGGGGCACTGCCTAGAGGACTACGCTCATGCCTAACACCAAGCCGATTGGTGTCGCCTATGCAGATCAGCTTTTGGACGGGGCTCGCTTCGTTCCGGAAGTGGCTGCGAATACGACGGCACTTACCGACATTACCTTTACCGCTCCTGGCTCACCTGACTACGCAATTCAGGATCTAACCAACAGCTCTCCGTTTGGCTTCGTTACTAAAGATGAAGGCAACACGGTGTTGTCTGTGGTCAAGAACCTTCAGGATCGCGTGTCGGAACTAGAGAGCAAACTGCAAACTTACGGTATTCTTCCGTAACTATGCACTACTATCTTCGTCATCCCGTTCACGGGACCAAGGTGGCGATTTCCGATAGGGAAGTCGCTATGGATTACCAGAACGGATGGGAAGAGTACGACCCTGCGGGACCGGCGGTGCAAGAGGAAACTTTTGCACCGTCGGACTCCGTTATGGCCGACAACAAGTTAAGAACGCGTCGAAAGAGGAAGGAATAAGCCATGACTACCGCCGCTGACCAAATTAACGGCGCGTTGCGGTTGATCGGACAGTTGGCAGAAGGCGAAGTCCCTTCTGCGGAAACTTCTGCCGATGCGCTTACCGCACTAAACCAAATGATCGACTCGTGGAACACTGAGCGATTGTCAGTGTACGCCACGCAAGATCAAACCTTTTCGTGGACGCCTAGCGAGCGCGTTCGCACCATCGGTCCGACGGGTAATTTTGTCGGCGCGCGTCCCGTGCAGATCTTGGACTCAACGTATTTTCGTGACCCCGCTACGAACGTGTCGTACGGCATCCGAATGGTCAATGAGTTGCAATATAACAACATTGCCGTGAAGACCGTTACGAGCACATACCCGCAAGTTATGTGGGTTAATATGACGCACCCCGACGTGACGATGTACTTATATCCAGTACCCACGCGTCTGCTAGAGTTTCACATCATTTCAGTGCTTGAGCTCTCTGAGCCGGCGACGCTTGATACAACGCTGGCCTTTCCGCCAGGTTACTTGCGCGCGTTTCGCTATAACTTAGCGATGGAGTTGGCGCCGGAGTTTGGGGTTGAACCGTCACCGCAAGTGCAACGCATTGCGATGACGAGCAAGCGCAATCTCAAGCGCATCAACAACCCTGACGACATAATGTCGATGCCGTACAGCGTGATCGCACGCCGTAACCGCTACAATATTTACGCTGGGAACTTCTAATGAAGACGCCGATTCTCGGCTCCTCATACGTACTTCGGTCGGTTAACGCCGCCGATAATCGTATGGTTAATTTGTACCCCGAGGTCATACCGGAAGGGGGCAAAGAGCCTGCGTATTTACAACGTTGTCCGGGCTTGAGCTTTAAGACAACAGTAGGCACGGGGCCCATTCGCGGGCTGTATACGCTTAAAAATCATATTTACGTAGTTTCTGGCAATGAGTTTTATAAGCTCGACGCAAATTTTGCGCCTAGCGCATTAAACCAACTATTGCTAGAAGACGGCTCGTTAGCCCTTCTTGAAGACGGTGGCGGAATCTTGCAAGAGAACGCGTCGCCTAACGTTATCGGAACTATCTCAGGCACGGGCCCTGTGTCGATGGCGGACAACGGTATTCAAATTTTTATCGCGGCAAACCCAGACGGTTACATCTACAACAGTTTGTCAGACACGCTTGTCCCGATTACGGATCCTGATTTTCCAGGCGCCGTGACTGTTGGCTATTTAGATGGCTATTTTGTTTTTAACGAGCCCAACAGCCAACGTGTGTGGATTACGTCACTCTTTGACGGCACTTCAATTGATGCACTTGATTTTGCTAGCGCGGAAGCCGCGCCAGATAATTTAGTTGCGCTGATTGTCGATCACCGCGAGGCGTGGCTGTTTGGCACCAACTCCACTGAAGTTTGGTACAACTCAGGCGATCCCGATTTCCCTTTGACGCGCATCCAAGGCGCGTACAACGAGATCGGCTGCGTTGCGCCATATTCAGTAGCTAAGATGGATAACAGCGTGTTTTGGCTCGGCGCCGATGCGCGCGGTCAAGGCATCGTCTATCGCGCGCAAGGCTATCAAGCCGCACGCGTTTCAACGCACGCGATTGAGTACGCCATTCAACAGTACGAAAACATGTCGGACGCGTTTGCGTATACCTATCAGCAAGACGGGCACATGTTTTACGTGTTGATCTTCCCGTCTGCCAACACAACGTGGGTCTACGATGCCGCGACCGGCGCTTGGCACGAGCGAGCAGGGTTCAAGCTCGGACGCTTTACGCGCCATCGCTCGAACTGCCACACTGCGTTTAATGGCGAGCCGATTGTAGGCGACTATGAAAACGGCAATTTATATGCGTTCGATTTGTCAGTTTATGCAGACAACAACGCGACGCAAAAATGGCTGCGGTCATGGCGCGCACTGCCGACGGGAGCCAACAATCTAAACCGCACGGCCCAGCACACGCTACAGATCGACTGTGAGACAGGCGTGGGCTTGCCAGGCGTCGATGCGTTCGATGACCCTACAGAGATTACGAACGAATCACAGGTCATCATTAACACAGAGACAGGCGCGCCGCAGTTGGTAGCTAATCTTGGGACGAACGTGCCGCAAGACATCCAAACACAGCCGTGCGATAACTTGTTAGGTGTTGTAGAAGATGAAGGGTTGAGCTTAGTCATCGAGTCAAGCGCGACCGTGGGAGTCAACCCCCGTCTAATGTTGCGATGGTCTGATGACGGCGGGCACACATGGAACGGCGAGCGCACTGTGTCGATGGGGCGTTCAGGTCAATACGGCACCCGCGCCATCTTCCGGCGCCTTGGCATGACGACTAAGTTGCGAGATCGCGTGTATGAAATCTCAGGCACCGATCCGGTTAAGGTTGCGATCATGGGCGCTGAACTGCGCTTAAGTGGGACAGCGGCATGACGCAAAACGTTACGCAAATCCCCGCACCGCGAGTGCCGCTCATCGACGCGCAAACAGGTCAAATCTCGCGCGAGTGGTTTCGGTTCTTTAATAACCAGTTTCAATTAACGGGTGGCGGCACGACGGCGGTTACGATAAACGATTTAGAGTTAGCGCCGTTTAGCGACGCGGCCACCGAAGCTGAGCTCGCCGCAACTCAAGCGCGGGTGCAGGCGTTGGAGCTAGCACCGCGCGCGCCGGAGATAACCCCTGTGAGTTTTGGTTCGTTTCAAGACACCACGACACAGGCGGCGAGCGCAATCAATACCGCAACGGCGATTACGTACAATACGACCGACGCCAACTACGGGGTCTATCTTGACCCCGCAGATAGTAGCAAGGTCAAGGTATCGCGGCCTGCGATCTACAACATTCAGTTTTCAATTCAGGTTGATAAAACATCGGGCGGTACAGGCCGGTTTTATATATGGCCCGCTATTAACGGAACGGCGGTGCCAAGCTCAGCTTGTTTAGTTCAAATCCAAGGCAATGATGCGGAAATCTTTTCCGCTGCTAACTATTTTTTACCTTTATCAAACGGCGATTACTTTCAGCTTTACTTTTCAGTTGATAGCATTGACGTGCAGTTACAGCATTTCGCTGCCTCGGCCCCCGTCCCCGCCATTCCGTCCATCATTTTGACAGTTATGCAGGTGTATATATGAGCGTTTTTCTTTCGCCTTTTGCGGGCGCTGGAGCACAGTTTTTTACCGATGACGGTGCTGTGCTGGCAGGCGGAAAAATCTACACGTATGCGGCAGGCACTACGACCCCGCAAACGACGTACACATCCGTAACCGGCGTTACCGCTAATGCTAACCCTATCATTCTTGACTCTTCGGGCCGATTGCCTGAAGACATGTGGCTGACCGAAGGCGTCGCGTATCGGTTTGTGCTGCGCGATTCTTGTGACGTGCAGTTGGGTGAGTACGACAATATTTCGGGCGTTAATGACATCGCGTTGCTGTCGTATCCGTGGGCGAACGTGACGGGCACACCGACCACGCTCTCAGGCTACGGCATTACCGATGCGCTGTCAGCGGCGACCGCTGCGGCGACTTATGCGCCGATTGCTAGCCCGACATTTACGGGCACTGCGCTCATCCCTGACAACGCGCCGTCAAGCAACAACTATCCGGTAGGCTACCGCGAGGCGCCGCTGAACAGCCAAACAGTCAACTATGATCTGATCGCTTCGGATGCAGGCAAGACGATTTTGATGAATGGCAGCAGTATCACGCTGACCATCCCCGCCAACGCCTCGGTGCCGTTTCCGACAGGTACGGTGTTTATTATCATTAACGGCAATGCTAGCGCGCTCTCGATTGCGATTACGTCGGACACGCTGACGTTGGTTAACAGCACCACAACCGGCACGCGGACATTAGCTCAAAATGGTGTGGCGACTTGTATTAAGATTGGCGCGACATCTTGGCTGATTAGCGGAGCAGGCTTGACCTAATGAGCGGAGCCATCTTAGCCGCGTTCATCAACGGCAGCACAGGCGGTGCTGGCGCGGGTGTGTACGACTACACCGAGCCCAGTGCAGGTGTAGTCGCTATTCCAGCAAGTGCCACAGGCGTCACGATTGAGGTCTGGGGCGCAGGTGGAGGCGGTGGCGCGCGCTACGAAGGCGAGATCGTGCCGGGTGAGCCGGAGATCTTCGCAGGTGCAGGTGGCGGTAGCGGCGGCTACAGTAAGACAGTCTTGGTGCTATCTGGCGATGACGGCAAGACGATTAGCTACACCGTCGGTGCTGGCGGTGTCGGTGGCACAAGCGCAACACTTAATGGTAGCGCAGGCGGCTTCTCGAACGCGTACGCCGGCACCTACGCTTTGGCGACCATGACCGGCAACGGCGGTCAAGGCGGCACGTGGGGCTTGTTTGCGGTGCAAGGCGCCGGAGGCACTGCCACAGGCGGTAATACGACCAACACGACTGGCAACGGCGGTGCGGTCGGTGTAACCGTCGGCGCTATACCGATTACGGGTGATAATGGTTTAACCGGCGGCGCAGGCGGCGATGGGGGCATCACAATAAGCGGTGAGACGGGGTACGCCGGTCGCGTGCGCATGGTCTTTACATTCTAAGGTGACGTATGGCAGTTAATGTAAAAGTTCTGATTCCAGCCAAGATCGCGGAAGCCGCACAAACGACGCAGTACACGGCGACAAACGTGTCAGCGATTGTGGATAAGTTCACAGCGACAAATTACAGCGCATCGGCGGCGACCATCTCGATCAATCTCGTTACGCAATTTGATTCGGCAGGCAACCAGAACTTGACTATTAAAGCCAAGACGCTGCTACCGTCAGAGACATACACGTTTCCAGAACTGATCGGCCAGATTCTTGCGCCAGGCGGCTACATCTCAACGCTTGCTGGCACAGGGTCTGCCATCAACATCCGCTGCTCGGGGCGTGAAGTGTCGTGACGCATCTAAGCGACAACCGCGACCTAGCCTTGCGTGTCGGATACGACGCGACAGATTGGGCGTCGGACGTGTCGTTTGAGCAATACGCTGATGCAGTGAAAGACTGGACAATTAAAGGCATTTTTCGAGATGACAAATGCATTGGCGCTGTGTATTTTAACGGCGACGAATTGCATGTTTCGATACTGCCCGAGTGGCGCCGCAAATGGGCCACAAAAGGTTTTCTTTCAGAACTGTTTGCAAAGGATCGGGTAGTAACCCGCGTAACGCCGGGGCATGAGTACATGCACGGCATTTTGAAACGATTAGGTTTCGTCCAGCAAGACGACATGTTTATACGAGGCCACTGATATGGGTATTGAAGCTGCAATTATAGGAAGCGCAATTGTCGGGGGCGCTGTCTCATCCCGCGCGGCAAGCAAAGCCGCTAAAGCGCAAACACAAGCTGCTGACCAAGCCGCTCAAGTGCAGCGCGAGATTTTTGAGAAGCAAACCGAGCTTCAGGAGCCGTTTCGTCAAGCCGGAATGACCGCGCAGAACGAACTGCTGCGGATGCTAGGGCTTGGCGGCGAGGCGGGCACACCGGGCTACGGCGCCATCGGTGCGCCGGTTACGATAGAACAAATGCAAAGGGACCCTGGCTTTGCTTTCCGTTTAGCGGAAGGCGAAAAGGCGCTGGAGCGCATGCAATCAGCTCGCGGACAATTGCTTGGTGGCGGTGCGATTAAAGCAGGCGTGCGGTACGGGCAGGAGATGGGTTCGCAAGAGTACATGAACGCGTTTAACCGCGCGCAAGCCTTAATGGGCACTCGCTTGGGCGCGTTAGGCAGTCTCTATGGCGCAGGCCAAGCCGCCGCGCAGCAAGTCGGCCAGCAGGCAGGGCAGTACGGTACTAACGTCGGCAATTTGTTAATGGGTGCGGGGCAAGCGCGCGCTTCGGGTTATCTTGGTCAAGCGAACGCGCTGTCGCAGGCGTTAGGACAAGGCGCGTTAGGGTACGGACTTTATAAAGGCGGGTACTTTGGCCCGACTAATGTAACGCCGGGCGGCGGTCAAAATTTAATGGCCCTTAACTATCAAGGCCCGCAATACGGGAATGTGGGGTAAGTCATGGCAGTCATTGGCGCAACACAACTTGAGCCTGTTAACGTATTGGGCTCGTACATACAAGGCGCGCAGCTTGGTCAACAAATGCGCGCGCAGCAGCGGCAGGAAGCCGAAGCGTTGCGTACGGCGCAACAAGAGCAAGCTCTTAACGCGTTAGTGCGCTCAGGTGCTTTGACGACGCCAGAGGGCCGCAACCAACTTATGCAAACTCCTGGTGGTCTTGCTTTGTTGGAGTCGTACGGCAAAACACAAGAACAGTTAGGTAAAGGCACTAAGGCGCAGTCAGATGCGTTAACGGCGCGCGTAGAATATTTCCGAAAAAACATACCCTTTACCCCCCGAGCAGCGGCTTCTTGGATCACTAATATGTACCGCGATCCTCTCATTGGTCCCGAGCTACAAAAAGCCGTATCACTTGAAGAAGCCGTGGCGGCTATTCCGCAAGACGAAGCAAACTATTTGAAGTGGATGGAGGGCATGTCTAATTTTGCCGATGATTACATCGAACGCCGCGTGCCAACCGCCGAAGCGTTATTGCCTTACGATCAACCATTGGCACCGGAAGTGTTTGAACAGCAACGGGAATTGCGCGGCGCAGGCGCGTCACGTACAACGATTCAACTGCCGGGTCGCAAACGCGGAGAAAAACTGGAAGAGTTAGGCGCTGCAGATTTAGCTGCAGAATATAATGCGGTTAAATCAGCCGCGCGCGGGCTGCCAAAAGACTACGAAACTTTGCGCCTATTGCGTGAGGGCAAACCTTCCACTGGCATTACATCAGAGCTTTCCACTAACTTTAATCGTATTATTTCAGCGGTGGCTGACGATCCTGAAGCCGCAGAACGCGTAGCTGATTCGCAATACTTGGAAGCTTTGCTTGGCTCCGATGTATTTCAGCAAATATCTGCCTTGGGCGTCGGTGCTCGAGGTCTTGATACGCCAGCCGAACGTGAGTTCTTGCGCGAAGTTGTTTCGGGCACACGTAAGTTGGATAAGGACACGCTTATTCGCATGGCCGAAATGCGGGCAAAATATAAAGAAGATCTTGTGCAGGATTACAATGCGCGCATTGAGTCAGGCGAACTTGATGATTTTTTTGAAAATTATGGCCGACCGAAGCGAACATTTAATTTGCCTGAGCGCCCAGTAACATTGTCCCCCCAAGACCAACAAGCTCTTGATTGGGCTAACGCTAACCCTGACGATCCGCGCGCTGCGCAAATTAAACAACGGCTTGGAGTGTAGTAACAATGGCCTTCGATCCAGACGCGTATCTGGCGCAAACCGAACCGTCTGCTGCACCTGCTTTTGATCCAGATGCGTATTTGCAGCAACGACAGCAAGATGCCATGCCAACGGGGCGCACTTGGGCTCAAGTGGGGCAAGAGGCGCTGACAAACATTGGTCCTAGCGCGCTAGAGTTTGGGCGCAGTATGCTGACTGCTGTTTCGCAGCCGCGAGAAACGCTAGAGCAGTTGGGCGAAGTGCTGACGGGTGTTTATGCGCGATTTATTCCGCAAGAGTGGATGGCGCGACCAGATAAGGCTCAAGAGTTTATTGAAAAAGCCAATGCAGTTGGCGGTGTTTACAGAGATCGTTACGGCAGCGTCGAGGCGCTCAAGAACACCATCGCTACCGATCCGGTAGGTTTTTTAGGTGACGTGTCAACTTTGGCGGGAGCGTCGGCTGTAGCCGCGCCAGGGCGCGCAGGTCGCGTGCTAGAGACCGTATCACGAGTTACTGATCCTTCCCGCGTTATCACCGCGCCTGCGGCAGTAGCGGGGCGTGCGGGCGTCAACGTGTTAGAACGTTTAGCGACAGGCCCAAAAACTAGCTTGCTGCTTGAAGCGGCTGAAGGTCGCGGACCCGAGATCGTCAATATGCTGCGCGGGCAAACTGAGATCGTGCCAGGCGCCATGCCGACCGCCGGCGAAGCCGCATCGCCGCTTGGCGTCACGCGATATTCGGCATTACAAGAGTCTGCCGAGCGCGTGTTGCCCTCTCAATACTTAGCACGGCAACGCAGCCAAGATGCGGCTCGCGCGGCGTCTATTCGCGAAGTGGGCGGTACACCTATTCAGTTAGAAACAGCTAAAAAAGTTCGCGATGCCACGGCTAAAACTAACTATGGCGCAGCAGGCAAACAGCTTGTAGACGTAGACGAAGTGTTTAGCGAGCTTTTGACACGCCCGTCAATGAGTAGCGTACTGGCCCGCGCGGCAAAAATTGCCGCCGAAAAGAAACAGCCGTTTGTAATTGGCAAAGATGTACCGGAGCAACGCATACCGTCATCCATTCTTGACCCTAGCGGTGCCCCTTCACGAGAAATCGTCATACCGGCACAGGTCGCGCAGTATCCTGTGCAAAGTCTGCATTACGTCAAAATGGCGTTTGATGATCTGATTAGAGATCCCGCGACGTTTGGCATTGGTAAAACCGAAGCCGCCGCTATTACTGGAACGCGGGCTGAGTTTTTGAACTGGCTTGAGGGCAAAGCTACTGGGTACAAAGGCGCACGCGAGACGTTTGCCAAACAGAGCGGGCCGATTAACCAAATGGAAGTCGGTCAATTTTTGGAAAGCAAACTTACGTCGGCGCTAGAAGGCGAACAAAAGTTACGTCCTGCGGCGTTTGCGGGGGCGGTCGAAACTGCGCCGCAAACTATTCAGCGCGCAATTTTAGGCGCACCCCGCTTCAAAAAATTGTCCGACGTATTGACGCCTGATCAAGTCAAAATTGTTGAAGACATCCGAAAGGACTTAGCGCGCCAAGCGGACTACCGCACGCAAGCTCGCGCAGCGCGGCCTATTGGTCCAACCGCCGAGCGCGCAGGTACGGGGCTATTGGTTGAAGCCGTAGGTGGCGTAACCATGCCTACGTTACTTAACCGCATCGCTACGGTAGCTAACGCTATCTCACGGCGTTTGGCGGGCAAGATTGACCGCAAGTTGTCTATTGAAATTGCAACCGAGATGCTGCGACCTGAACTCGCCGCACAAGCGTTAGAGCAGGCAATGTCCCGCGCCGCAGGCGTACAGGCGGTAACAGGCGGCATTCGTCAAGCAGGCGGGATAGCTCAACGCGCAGCGACTCCTGCTGCGGCGTTTACTAACGCTTTGGCTGAAGCCGAAGCGCGGCAAAATCAATTAGCCCCTTAAGGAGAGACTTATGACTTCAGACATGCTTAAAGGCGCGCTCAAGTCCAAGACTGTCTGGTGGAACGTGTTGCTTGCTTTGCTTGCGAGCTTAGAGATGTTCGCCGGCAACTTGACCGTGCTCTTCGGTCAGGACGTTGCAGCGTCAATTCTTTTAGTAGGCGCGTTAGCTAACCTAGTCTTGCGCACCGTCACCACACAGGCTTTATCAGAGAAGCGATGACATGGACTATCAAGCGGCTTTTAACATTGCGATCATGGTAGCAGCAGCCTTTGGAGGGTGGACGCTGCGCTCGATCACAAACAGCTTAGAGAATCTTCAGCGCGATCATAAAGAGATGATGAACCAGTTTGTTCGACGTGATGATTACCGCGACACATTGGCTGAGATCCGCGAGATTCTAGGCCGCATTTGGGATCAGCTAAATCAAAAAGAAGATAAAAAATGATCGAGTCGCTGATCGGCCCGATTACAGGGCTGCTCGACAAGTTCATTCCCGATAAAGATCAAAAGGCGAGACTTGCGCATGAGCTCGCCACAATGGCTGAGCGTCACGCCCAAGAGATCGCCAATGGCCAGATCGAGGTCAATAAGGTAGAGGCCGCTAACCGTAGCCCGTTTGTGGCAGGCTGGCGCCCTTTCATTGGTTGGACCTGCGGCATTGCGCTCGCTTGGCATTTTGTGTTGTTTCCCGTTACGTCTTTTCTCGTCGTGCTGAGCGGCGAAGAGATCCCACCTTTGCCCGTCTTTAACATGGACAGCCTGATGACCATCTTGCTTGGGATGCTAGGCTTGGGCGGTTTAAGGACGTTTGAAAAGTTCAAAGGGGTGGCTAAATGATCGACTGGTCAAGCTACCAGAACTTTTCGGCGGACGAGTTTAACTGCTCACACTGCGGCAAGAACGAGATGCAGCCGGATTTTCTACAGAAACTTCAAACTTTACGAAGTGTCTATGGAAAGCCTGTGCGTATCACATCAGGATACCGATGCCCCGAGCACCCCATTGAAGCAAAAAAGACGCAACCTGGCGCACATACGTCGGGGTGCGCCGCCGACATTTCGATTGATCGAGCGGAGGCGCATCAATTCTTAAAATTAGCGTTTGCCGCAGGGTTTACGGGCGTTGGCGTACAGCAAAAAGGTAGCGGACGGTTTATTCATTTGGACACATTAGAAGGCCCATCACGCCCTAATTTGTGGTCCTACTAGGAGGCGACATGCGAGAGGACGGCGTTCCACGGTCTTTTGCTTTAGGCCCTCACAAGATCAAAGTCGTCAATGTCCCCGCCAAAAAATGGAAGTGGGGCGATACGGTGCTCGCAATGTGGATGCCATCTGAGTGTCGCATTGAGCTAATATCAACGTTGTCAGGTACTTACAGACAAACTGTATTTTTACATGAAGCTGTACATGCTATTCTTGACACCTGTGGATATTACGACATCTCCGAAAACGAAGATTTTGTGGATCGTTTTTCGGTAATGCTCCATCAAATGCTGACCACAATGAAGTAACCATGCCAGAAAAAAGAGTAACGGATGAAGAACTTTTAGCGGCACTAGAGCGACACAACGGAAATCGCACTGCCGCTGCGGCGGCTATAGGCTACAACGTTCGTACCTTTTTAAGCCGATTAGCCAACATCAAAAACAAGCGCGATGTTGATACGCCTGAGTATTCGTTTACGCCGTTGCCGCTTGATGACGTGCCGATTGAAGATTTAATCGAGCATCGTAAGCGGCAGTTTGCTAATAAGCGCAACCACGAAGAAGCGAGTAAGCTGATCCCCATACGGATCAAACTAGCAGGGCCGATTGGCCTTTTGTTTTTTGGCGACCCGCACGTCGATGACGACGGCACCGACATCGAGGCGCTAGAGCGGCACACGCAACTTGTTGCGGATACGGAAGGTTTGTTTGCCGTCAATGTGGGTGACACGACTAACAACTGGGTAGGCCGGCTGGCACGGCTCTACGGCGATCAAAGTACGTCTGCCGCGCAGGCGTGGCGGTTAGCCGAATGGTTCGTAGGCCGCTGCGATTGGCTTTGGATCATCGGCGGTAATCACGATCTGTGGTCGGGTGCGGGTGATCCGATGCGCTGGATTGCTAAACAATCTGACGCGCTCTACAAATCAAGCGAGGCGCGCATCGCGTTGCGCTTCCCGAACGGGCGCGAGGTGCGCGTCAACAGCCGGCACGATCATGCGGGATCTAGCATCTGGAACCCTGCGCACGGGCCGATGAAGGCCGCAATCATGGGTACGCGTGATCATCTTTATGTCGCTGGGCATAAACACGAGTCAGCCTACAGCGTGCTTAAAGATCCGATCAATAACATCGCCATGCACGCGCTCAAAGTGTCGAGCTACAAGGTCTATGATCGCTTTGCTAAAGAACGCGGATTTAGAGACAACACGCTGAGCCCTTGCGCGCTCGCTATCATCAATCCCAATCTACCGCCTGAACACCCCGATCTCGTTAAGATTTGGTGGGACCCCGAGGAAGGCGCCGACTACTTACGCCGCTTGCGAAGTCGGGGCGATTGAAGCCATGAGCTCAGCGCGCTCGCGGCTAGCTCGCAACGCGCAATAGCGCTGGTGTAGACGCTCGATAAAGGTCACGCGTTGCGCGCCAACCATCTCTTCATCAAGCATCCGCTTAACGTCCGCTTCGCTCATGTCGTTGAGCGTCGCGTTTAATTGTCTCCAGTTCATTTTAGCTCCCACATCGCTACGTCTGACAGCGCGCGCTTGTCATGTAGCGCCGCCCAAATTTTCTCGTCAATCGTCTTGTTTGTTAACAAGATGTACACCCACACGTCATGCCGTTGACCGCTGCGGTGTAATCGACCGATGACCTGCTCGTACTCTTCAAGCGACCACGGCAGCGAGACGAACACCATCCGGCTGCCGCCGTGCTGCAAGTTGAGTCCATGGCCTGCGGACTTAGGGTGGATCAATAGCAGTTCGATCTCACCTCGGTTCCATGCGTCGATTACGCCAGGCTGGTCAATCGTCGCCGCTTTAGGGTAACGCTGCCGCAACTCGGCCAGTTCAGCTTGGTAATTGTAAACAATTATTGTATTGGCGTGCTGGTTTTCTTCAAGCAATTCATCCAGCAGCTCAAACTTGTGGTCTGAAAACCACACGGTCTTTTGCGTCACATCGAACTTGCCGGGTCGTTCCGATGCGGTATGGGTCGTCTCGTACACAAACCCGCTTGCCATCTGTTGTAGCTTAGACGTGACCGCCGCCGCGTTCGCAGCGATAGCCCTAGCGTCGGGGAACTCGACGATAAAGTCGCGCTTCATCGTCTCGTACGGCTCGCGGTCAACCAGATCGCAGCGCATCTCCACCGTGTGCAGCGGCGGCAGCTTGTCGCTGTATTCGCCAGGCTCTAGCACAAAGGTCGCGGGCTTGATCCGCGCCATCACCTGCGCGAGCGCCCCCTGCGCGGGGGTCCATTCGCCATACTCCCGATTGAGGCAGATAAAATACTGTTGTAAAAACGCACCCTTGCTGCGCCCGAGAAGGCTTTGGTCGATGATTTTGCATTGCCCAAACACGTCCTCTAAGCCGTTTGAGGTAAAGCTACCCGTCAGACCCCAACGGATTTTAACGGGCTCTAGCGCCTTTAGAATCGCTTTAAAGCGTACGCCTGATGGATTCTTAAGCCGAGTCAGTTCGTCAAAAACAACACCGTCAAAATTGAGCGGCTGTTTTGCCAACCATTGCAGATTGTCATAGTTAGTCACCACGACGCGCGCGTCAGACTCCAACGCCTTTGTCCGCCATGCGGGGGAACCAATGGCGACAGCAAGGTCTAAGGCGGGCGCCCACTTCGGCGCCTCGACCGGCCACACATGCTGGGCCACACGCAGCGGCGCAACGACGAGCCAGCGCGTGACGACGCCATCCTCTAGCGCGTCCTGCATCGCCGCAAGCGTCAGCGCCGTCTTGCCCGCGCCCACAGGCGCCAGCACCATCGCACGGTCGTGCTCGTAGAGGAAGTCAGCCGCGCTCTCTTGATACGGTCGCAATGAAAGCATCGACATCCTCGGTGCTAAAGAGCACGCAGTAGTTTTGATTGGTCTGCTCCATGACCGACGCAAACACGCGTTGCAGCGGCGACAGTCGGCCTCGGTCAGCCTTTAGCTCTACAAACCACGTCTGCCCGTCCGGCAAACAGACAATACGGTCGGCCACTCCGCGCTGGCTTGGGCTTCTAAACTTAAACGTCACGCCGCCCACTCGCTCGACCGCCCACGTCAGATATTCTTCAATAGTCTTCTCTCGCATAAGAAGATCTTATGCGATAAAACAATGCTTGACAAGCCATGGATGCCGGTCTACGCTTGCTCAAACACACTAAAGGAGACTACACGATGAGCCATAGCAACATAGTCGGCGGATCGACAGCAAAGCGTGTGATCAACTGCCCAGGCAGTGTTGCGCTGTGTCAAAAAGTCCCGCCGAAACCATCGAGTAAATACGCTGACGAAGGCACGCTTCTGCACAATGTGATGGCAGAGCTTTTGGGCAGCGACAAAGAATTACGCCATGTCCTCGACATGGAGTACAGCGGCATCAAACTGACAGGCGACCTGATTGACAGCAAGGTGCGGCCTGCGATGGGAGCGCTCAATGACATCGACCCCGAGGCCAAGCTTGAATTCGCCGTTGAACAAACAGTCGGCTTTGGTGATTTTTTACCGGACGTGTTTGGTTCTTGTGATCTTATCGGTCGGATTGATGATCGCGCTGTTATATTGGATTGGAAATTCGGTGATGGCGTGGCCGTCGAAGCTGAAGAAAACGCTCAGCTACTATTTTATACGGCTGCGGCGATCCGCACGCCGAGCCTATCGTGGGTTTTTGACGGCGCGAAAGAGATTGAACTGATCATTGTCCAGCCGCCCTCGGTCAAGCGTTGGATGACGACGTTTGATCGCGTGCGGCAGTTCGAGCGTGAGCTTGCCTACGCGGTCAAGCAATCAGAGAAGCCGAACGCCACGCTGAAAGTAGGCGACCATTGCCGTTGGTGCGCGGCGAAGCCGATCTGCCCGCTGATGACCGGCGCCGTAGACCGAGCACTGCAAACTCAGATCAAAGAATTAGACGCCGAGCAGTTGAGCGCCATGCTTGAGCGCGCCAATGTGCTTGAGCAATGGATTAGCGATCTGCGCGGTCTTGCGCTGCAAGTGTTAGAGTCAGGCAACCCTGTGCCGAACTATAAGCTTGTGGCGAAGCGCGCCACACGTAAATGGGTCGATGAAGAACAAGCGAAGCAGGCGTTATTGAAACACCTGCCGCAAGAGGACGTGATCGAGACGAGTGTAGTGACGCCGGCACAGGCGGAGAAGAAGCTCAAAAAGCTGAAGCTCCGCTTGCCGGATGATCTCGTCGTTTCGGTCTCGACGGGTAACACGTTTGCGCCGGAGAGCGATCCTCGGCCAGCCGTGTTGCAAATCGGGCAGCAGTTAACTGCGGCTCTTTCTAAACTATTGTAAGGAACCATAGTAATGTCAAATATCACTGCGTTTAGTTCTGCGGGTCTTCCCGCTGTTACGTCTCTGTCCACCGCCCTGCGTAACATCGAGGTCGATGTCGGTCCTGCCGGCACCGCAATCCTCAAGATGGATAAGACGGGCCACTGGGTCTTTGGTGCGGATCAAACCGAGGCTGAAGAAGACAGTAAGTGGGCGATCAATCCGTTCTCGTTTGTCCACGGCTTCATTGCTTGGGGCGACGGCGAGGTGCTTGGCGAGAAGATGGTGTCGGTGTCACAGCCGCTACCTGAGCTTGAGCCTGCACCCCCGCAGTCAAAGAAGGGTTGGGAGACGCAGGTTGGCTTGAGCTTGAAGTGCATCAGCGGACAGGATGCAGGGCTGGAGGCCCGCTATAGCACCACGTCCGTGGGCGGCAAGCGTGCCGTTCAGACCTTGGCAGCCGCCATCGCTGCGCAGGTCGAGCGCGATCAAGACAAGCCGGTGCCGGTTGTGCTGTTAAAGAAGGAACATTATCAGCACAAGTCGTACGGTCGCATCTACACGCCGGTCTTTGAGATCGTCGAGTGGGTGTCGATGGAAGGTGACGCGTCGTCAGGTGATGACGAGACGCCACCGCCCGCCGCAGCAGCCCGCCGCCGTCGCGCGGCCTAAAAGGAGCGGGGGTCGGCAACGGCCCCCGTCTTTTGATGGCGATACTTTGGTTAGACTTCGAGACGCGTAGCCGCTGCGACCTGAAGAGCGCAGGCGTCTACAACTACGCGCGCGACCCGAGCACCGAGGTGCTCTGCATGTCGTACGCGTTCGACGATGAGCCCGTCGAGACGTGGCTTCCAAAGTATCCATTTCCTGAGCGCGTGGCGAACTGGACAGGTCAGATCCGCGCGCATAACGCCGCGTTCGAGCGCCTAATCTTTTGGCATGTGCTCGACATCCCGTTCGCATTGACTCAATTTTTCTGCACAGCGACACAGGCACGCGCTAACTGTCTGCCTGGTAGCCTTGAAGACATAGGCCGCGCTCTGTCGTCTAAGATGAAGAAAGACCATCGCGGCGCGCAGTTGATCCGGCAGTTGTCGATCCCCAAGGCTGACGGCACGTTCAACAACGATCCCGAGCTCATGGCCGAGATGATCCGTTACTGCGAGCAGGATGTCCGCGCGATGCGCGAGATTAGTAAGGCGATGCGTATCCTATCGGATACAGAGCTTGCCGATTACCACGTCAACGAGCGCATCAACGACCGTGGCGTGCGCGTGGACGTGCCGCTCTGCGAGGCCGCCGTGCGCTACGCCGAGGCCGAGTTGCAAGACATCGAGCAGATCGTGACTGACGTTACGCGCGGCATGATTACGAGCGTGCGCAGCCCGCGCATGCGCGAGTGGGTGCTCGCGCGCGTCGGCCCTGAAGCGAAGAAGCTGATGACTGTTTACAAGGACGGTGAGTCTAAGTTCAGCATCGACAAGACCGTGCGCGCTAATCTATTGGCCATGGACAACCCCGATGAGTTGCCCGCTGATGTGGCCGAGGTCGTGCAGTGTGCGGATGATCTCTGGGCGTCGTCGGTCGCTAAGTTTAAGAGGTTAGCTAACCTAGCGGGCCAAGATGCTCGCGTGCGTGGTGCGTTTGTCTTTGCAGGCGGCAGCGCCACAGGCCGCGCGTCGAGCTACGGCGCGCAGGTGCATAACTTCACACGCAAGTGCCACAAAGAGCCCGAGGCCGTGCGACAGGCGCTTGTGCGCGGGCATAGCATCGTCCCGCGTTACGGTATCCGTGTCACGGACGTGCTCAAGTCCATGCTGCGCCCTGCGCTCGTGCCCGCCAAAGGTAACGTCTATGTCGTCGCGGACTGGAACGCCATCGAGGCGCGTGCGACCGCGTGGCTTTCGGCTGACCGCACTGCCGAAGACGTGCTCAATGTATTCCGTGTCGGCGGTGACATCTATAAGCGTGAAGCCGCTGGCATCTACCGCACCGACGTCTCAAAGATTACCGACGAGCAGCGCCAGATCGGCAAGGTGGCGATCCTAAGCCTTGGCTTTGCGGGCGGTATCGGTGCGTTCGGCAACATGGCCCGCGCGTACGGCGTGACCATGAGCGAGTCGGACGCTCAGCGGATCGTAGACGCGTGGCGCCGTGCGAACGGCTGGGCCGTGCGCTACTGGCAAAAGCTCGAAGAGGCGTACACCCGAGCGATGCGAAATGTCAACCATGAGTTCCGTGCTGGCCGCGTGGCGTACCTTTTTGATGGTCAGCATCTTTGGTACGCACTGCCGTCGGGCCGCGTGTTATGTTACCCGTTCGCTCGGCTCGATGAGGACGGCGTGAGCTATCTTAAAGCTGCGTGGAAGCCTGCCGCCGATGCGACCGAGTGGCCGCGTGCGCGGCTCTGGAAGGGCTTGGCGACGGAGAACATCACGCAGGCGGTTGCTAACGATCTGCTGCGTGAGGCACTGCGTGAGCTCGACCGTCGAGGCTTGCAGACGGTGCTGCATGTGCATGATGAGATTGTCTTAGAGTGTCCTAGCGGAGCCGCCGAGGCGGTCGCTGAGACGCTCGTTGAGGTGATGTGTGCGGCCCCACGTTGGGCCGAGGGCTTTCCGCTGCGCGCCGAGGTAAAGGTGATGCAGCGGTACGGTAAATAGAGGGCTAAAAAAATGCCCGGCGGGTTAGGCCGGGCGAGGTTCTCTAGGGGAATAACAATCGGAGAAAACACAATGAGCTCGTTCACGGATTATCTTACATCAATTGCGCCCGAAGGGGAAACAATTTTATTCGTACTGCAAAAGCCGGTGAAGCGCGGCGGCAAGTTCGTCTGCCACAACGACGGCACGCCTAAGTACGTCTGGATTCCGCACCTGCCGCCGTACAAGGCGCCGCTCGCGCGCAAGTCGGCTTGGTACTGCAACACGGGTTGTTTCATCGAAGATCGCCTTGAAGAGAAGCTCTCGGCATCTGCGGCCAATTGTGAGCGCGTGGCGTTCATGGTGCTGGATGACATCGGCACGAAGAGTAAAGCGCCGCCGATTGAACCGACGTGGAAGATTGAGACGAGCCCCGGCAACTACCAGTGGGGCTACACGTTCGGGCTCGATGATCAGCCGACCAAAGGCGAGTTCAGCGCGGCGATTAAAGCCATTGCCGAAGCGGGTTTCACTGATCCTGGCGCCGTCAATCCCGTACGCAACTTCCGCATCCCTGACAGCGTAAATCTTAAAGAAGGCCGTGACAACTTCAAAGCCGTGCTGACCGAGTTTCACCCCGAGCGCGAGTTCACTTTAACGCAGATCGTTAAAGCCTGCGGCGTCACGCCTGGGCCTGTCGATACGGCGTATATACGCGGCGTATATCTCGAAGACGACGGGCTCGACACAGTGCTAGAGTGGCTCCGCGAGCGCGGGTCATTGCTAGACCCCGCCAACGGCGAGGGTTGGTACGGCGTCGTGTGCCCGAACCACGCGGCGCACACCACAGGCGACCCGAGCGGGCGCTATAACCCTGTCAGTCGGAGCTATACTTGTTTCCACGGTCATTGTGATGAGTGGGACAGCGAGCGCTTCTTGCGCTGGGTCGAGGCCGAGGGTGGCCCTAAGACGGGCTACGGGTTGCGTGATGATTTATTAGCTAAAAAATTTGGTGATGCCTTGTCAAAGATTACCCCCACTGAAGAATTCCCGAACGACGCCGCCAAGGTGATCCAAGAGGTCGAGCGCCGCGAGTTAGGCCGTGTCGAGAAGGCCGGCTGGTACGAGCGCTTTGCCTACGTCGTCGATGACGACGCCTATTTTGATTTAGTCGAGCGCCAAGAGATTACACGCACCGCGTTCAATGCGCTCTATCGGCATGTGACCTGTCATAGCATCCACAATAACCGACGTATCGAGGCGTCCGTTTGCTTCGATGAGAACCGTCAAGCGATGGGCGCTCGCGCATTGACGGGTGTCACGTTCGCCGCCGGCGAGTCGATGCTGTGCTCACGCGGCGGCCTCGTGTTTGGCAACCGCTGGCGCGACGCGCGTCCCGAGGGCGTGCCTGGCGATGTGACCCCGTGGCTTCAGCACGCCGAGCACATGATCCCCGATCCTGCCGAGCGCGAGCACGTCCTCGATGTGATGGCGTACAAGCGTCAGCACCCCGAGCATAAGATCAACCATGCGATCTTGCACGCCGGCAAGCCCGGCTCTGGCAAAGATACGCTCTGGGCGCCATTCCTGCACGCCATCGGCGGCGCGGCCAGCGACCGTGCGAACGTGGCGACTATCAAAAATGAAGAGCTCAGCTCTCAGTGGGGTTATGCGTTCGAGTCCGAGGTCATCGTGATCAATGAGCTCAGGCAAGCTGAAGCCAAAGATCGCCGCGCGCTTGAGAATAGTTTGAAGCCCGTCATCGCTGCACCGCCTGAGACGCTCACGGTGAACCGTAAGGGCTTGCACCCGTATGACGCCTTGAACCGCGTGTTCGTACTGTCATTCTCGAACGAACGCTCCGCGATTAGCCTCCCATCAAACGACCGCCGCTGGTTCGTACTGTGGTCTGAGGCCGAGCGGATGGCGACTGAAGACGCTTCGCGGCTCTGGGCGTGGTATCAGGCGGGCGGGTTCGCTGCGGTGACGGCGTGGCTCGATGCGCGCGACGTGTCGACGTTCAATCCTGGCGCCGCGCCGATGATGACCGAGGCCAAGGCCATTATGATCGATGCGGCCATGAGCACTGCCGAAAGTTTTATTGTCGATATGATCCAGCGTCGCCAAGGCGACTTCACGCGCGGTGTCATCGCGTCGCCGTTCTACGCGGTCTGCGACCGCCTGCAAGGTCTTGCGCCGTCGGGCGTCAAGGTCGTACAGGCGGCGCTACTGCACGCGCTACGTGAGGCGGGGTGGGTTGACTGCGGGCGTGTACACTCGCGCGAGTATCCGACCAAAAAGCACGTCTTCGCGCACCCGCAGTTCGCGCTGCTCAATCGCTCAGACTTGCGACGCATGGCCGAAGGTCAAGAGCCTACGCTCTCAATCGTCGGTCAGTAGCCAGTCAACGATCACCGCGCCGAGCACGGTCAAGACAAAGTACAACACGCTTAGAGCCTCTTAAGTAGTTGATGCGAGCCGCGATGACGTCGCGCCGTGCGGGCGCTTTAAAGCGGCGTCCCTCGCCTCTGCGCGCGTCCCTGCGCGCTAGGTCAATCCATCGACAGAGACGACGGCGCCACCACTCAAACGTCGGTAATCGGCTCACGTTTGAACCGTGCGAGCGCGCCTTGCGCGATGTTCTCTGCGTCCGTCGGATTGCGGATGATCATATTGAGCGCCAACTGATAGTGCAGCATCTCTTCGACCGCTTTGGAATAGTTGTCTACGATCCGCCCGAATTGCTCGCTTGAAAGCATAGCGTCGCGGCTCATGGCTCGCCCCTTAACGTGTTAACAAAATCAAAAAACGTTAACACGTTATGCCAACATGTTAACGGCGTCATCGCTCGCACTCCCGTACTAATCGCTCGATGAACCAGAGCGCCTTGCGGTACTCTTCCGCTCGCGCGGCGTCATGGTCGCCGTGCTTATGCCCGACGCGCGATAGGTACTTGATCGCGGACAGGCGCAAGTAGCCCTCGAACTCTTCAGGCGTACTTTTGGCGCGCATGTAATCGATGGCCTCAAGCCCGCCGACCTTGTAATGGCTCGGGTTGATTGCATCGGGTGTTGGGTCAGGCGGTCGTCCAATATCGGCGGCAAATTCCAAATATTCGTTTACTGTTAGCTTTGTCATGTGAGCCCCTCAATAGTAGTCGATACCGTTGCGCTGACAGCGTACGTTAGGTGCGGGCACGCGCCGCCAGTCGTACGACCGTGCGGCGCGCCATCGCTCGCGTAGTGCTCGCAACCAACGGATCATGGCTCTGCCTGCACGCGCGCTAGTATCGTGCGGGCGTGATCAAACGCCGCGCAATGGTCGGGGTCGGGGTCGTCGTCGATCTGATCGAGCGCCCATGCGAGCGCGTCAGCGAGTGCGGGCGCGTTGGCAATCAGGCGCGCGTTGGCGTCTCCCATGGGCGAGGGGTTGCAGATCGTAAACCCGTCGGCGTCGACAATCGCACGCACGCCCATTTCAGCGCCTTCCATATCGTCGCAGTAGTACCAGGGTGCGGGCGTATAGGCGCTCATGGGTGCGTCTCCGGTAAATCGTCCGCTGAGCCTATCGTCCACTCGATGGCTTCCCATTCGAGCTCTGCATGCGGCGTGTAGCCCGCGCGTACTATGCGCTCGGCGACGTCGTGCGCGTCGTCCACGTTGTCCGCTGCGACGGTCACCCGCTCGGTGACGGTGGCTCGGAATGTCACCTCATAGATGGTCATGGCTGCACCCCCACTGCATCAAGCGCTGCAGTCATGTTGTCGAATTGATCGGACGTGGCCGACGCCAATATAGAGTCTGTCGGATCATCGCCAAAGGCGCCCTCGGACGTGTAAACGCAGACGTTGAAATCATGCGGCTCTGGGTAGCCCATGCCGCCCATATCAGTAATGACCACATAGCGCCCATCGTCAAGCGTGAGCGACAGACACTGAAAGCGACCGTCGTCGTGAGCGTTGAAGTTTGGGATGTTCATTGCTTACGCCTCCGCCTTGATGTCATCGATCATGTGCTCGGCAATTTCGTACCAATTCACATCAGATAAGAAGGCGCGGGCGTAGTCGGCAGCTAGTCCCTCAACGGTGGCGCACTCAAACAGCACTTGGTCGGCGTAGTCCGACAACCCGCCCGCCAATGCGCTGATATCTTCAGGGTCAAATGCGCTGTAGTAGTCCGACGGGTCGAAACCGTCGAATATCTCTAGATTGACTCGCCATGTGGCGTAGTTAGTCCAACCGTTGTACTTGGTGTCAGTGCTCATCGTAGTGTCCTCAAGTTTAGGTTATAGGCTCATCAGTACGGGTTGCACCCGTAGACGCGCGGCGCTCGCATGGGCGTCGCGCGTTTCGCCTTATGCCGCCTCGTCTGCTACTTGCTCGGCGGTCTCCGCACTGTAGGCGAGCGCGTCCGCATGCGCCATGCTGCACGCAACGCGCGCGGTCTCCGCCCGCAGATCGTTACGCATGGGCATCACAAGCGCGAGCGTGTCGCCGGTAGTGTCGGCGATGACGGTAGGAAGCTCGCCGCGCATATGGATCCGGATAGCGTGCTGCCCCGCGACTTTTTTGGATATGTTGCGCGCAATCGAAAGCGCGTCACAAGCATCGGCAAGATATTGCGTATTGAGTACAGCGGGCACTTGCTCGCCAATATCCTCAGGCTTAGGCACTACGCGGCGCCATTCTGGGAACGTACCGTCTAACGCCTTACCCGTTACGGATCCGGTAGGCGTGTCAATCGCGATATGCGTGCCGTCAATCGTGATCTTAACCTCGACGCCGCCTAAATTTTTACCGCGCGCATACTCGCCCCGAAATTGTTGCAATGCCGCATCTAGCGTCTCGTTCGGAATGATGACGGACGGATAGGCGGACTTGACGCCGCGTGCATTGGCAACAAATAGCCGGTGGCCGTCCGTTGCGACAATCTTGCCCGCGCCGGTATCAAGATAGACGCCTTGCAGATAGTAGCGAATATCCTTTTCGGCGGCATGAGTGCGGGCGGCGCGCAAGTGAGCGAGCGAAACAGTGAGTGTATACATGGTGCTAGTTTCCTTTAGGTTAGTTTAATGAACGGAAATAGGTTACAGAGTTTAGTCACGAGCCGCAAGGCACACGAGCCCGAATGTTTGACAGTAGGCGGCGGCTAGTAGCGTTGGCGCGCCAAAGTACGCGCCGCCAATGCATAAGCCGGTGATGATGAAAAAGAGTGTGGAGAATTTCATTCTGCATCCTCCAACATGTAGGGGTAAACGGACTCGATAGATGGGACGACGTAGTCCCACACTACCGGCTGAATATCGACGCGCCCATTGGCATTGGGCTCAGACGTGACTGCGTAGAGTAGGCCAACCTCATTGGCGGCGCGGTATTCTTGTTTGATGTATACCAATCTCATATGGCACCATTTTTCGCAATGGCATTAAATGCGCGCCAGTAGTCGAGCGCCATGCGGTAGTCATCGCATCGCACCTTGTCATGTAGATCGCCGGCGGCATTGCGGACGTGGACGCAGTACCACATGCCAGACTTTTCAAGCATGGTTGACCAATCGTTCCGATATGTTTTTACTTTCGTTTGCATGTTGTGTCTCCTCAAGAGAATGGGCGGCGGTTAAACCGCCGCCTTACCCACTAATGATTTGGCGTAGGCCGCCGCCTTGTCGACATTGTCGAAAATGCGGGAGGGCTGGACTCGCATGTCAGAGTCGAGATCGTCTAGGTGAACGATGAAACGGCCATCCATTTTCTGATGTACCGACGCCATCATGGCTGTGTTGTAATCGATGAAATTGATGATTTCCATTTTTCGTGTACCTCTATTTAGTTAACCCACAAATGCAGTAGACCATAACTCAAAACGCTTGTAAAGCATTTTCTTACATAAATGTGGGTAGCGTGTGGGTAGCGTTTGGGTAATGAAAACGAGGGCAGATTGCCCACACAAAATGCCTATATACATAGGCTCAAGTGGCTCTGTGGGCAAAATGGTCATGTAATCTTCTGAACCTAGGATTTCTTAATTTTATGCGCATAAAACGTGTGGCCGTGCATAAACTCGAGCGCCGCCAACTTTGGTGGGTATGCCCACATTGCCCACATGACCCACAAACTCCCCCGCCCCCATGCCCC